GAACGTTCGAAATCTTCTTTGTCATCAAGTGTTACGTAAGTTGATTTATCATGGTTCGTAATGGTTCCCCAAAATCCACCAAGTAAATATCTCAGCCCACAGGCTATACTATTGTCCATGAAATATGGATTATCAACTGCGTAAACTCCCCAATAAGTTACACCAATTTTTTTACAAACATCAAAGGCATAGCAAAAGAATTCATTCAAACTGTTAAAATCAATTATAGTTTTTTCATCAACAAACCTTTCAATCTTTTCAATGTCATCATCAAGATTAACAACCATGTCGCCTTCATTATAAAAATCCTGAATGAAATTTCTTATTCTTCTCATCCCAGGAACTCCAACTATAATTCTATTGTAAGTTCCTGAAATTAAAGTTTTTTCATACAGTTCCTTTTCCTTCTCATCGGCAACAAATACATCAATTTTTTCTGATGGAACGTTTGATTCTGAAAGAACTTTAAGAGTTTTATTTTTTAAAATTTCAGCCCTTTTATAAGAAGGAATAGCAACCCTGTAATTACAGGGTGTAAATTCCCAATCTTCAAAAGATGAAACTTTTGCCATAAAATCAAACATACTAATCTCCTTATATTTCAAATAAAGGTAAACTGACAGGGTTCTTTTCGTAATCCCTTTCAACTATCTCGTAGAGTGGTGCGTGCTTTTCATTTACAATCTTAAAATCTTCTTTTGAAGGTTCTTCAACTTCCGGCAAGAATCCTTCCCTCAAAGTTTTAGTTGTACAGATATTACATGGATAAATGTATTTTCTACCTTTATGAAATAATATCTTTCTAGCACTTGTAAATCTAGGGTGATTCCAAACCTGTTCAATTGATTTGAAACTCTCGTTCATAATATTACAAACAAAATATTCACCACGGAAATCATCGCAACAGATTGGAACATTTCCATCGCATCGTATCATCATATCCCGAAAAATCATTGTGCATTTTTTATGGTTATACCTGTTTGATTTTGGCATTCCTGCTCCACAATGATTTGAAAACTTTCGGTTCATCATGTCCTGAGTCATTGTTATTGGAGGAATTATTAGAACTCTTTTCTTTTTATAATTTTTAACATCATAAAAAGAAACTCCATTCTTCAAACCTGTCAATTCAACTTTACATGAATTTTCTTTTTCAAATTCAGAAATATATTTTTGAAGTTCTTCAACATTTATGTTTGAATCATAATCATCTAAAGAAACATCATTCACATATTTCAATAATTCTTTGATAAAAGAATATCCATATTTCTTAATCCAAAAACCATTGTTGATGAGTTGGATGTGAAACTTTGGTAATTCATTACGAATGAGTTTAAGCCTGTTTAATAATTCAGGATGTAAAGTAGGTTCCCCTGCACCACCCAAAATTATTCTAGGATTCCAAGTTGAATTTTTAATTAGCGATAATGATTTTTTTAAACATTCTTCGGAAACATAAATGAATTCACGCTTGAAACCCATAGTCCCACAATACGAGCATCGCCTATCACACCCATGAACTAATTCCAATTGAATTGAATTAGGTTTATTTTCTATATTCATATCTTCCTCAATGGTTATGTCCGCAACCACTACATCCGCACGGAATGAAAGTTCTGTTCTGCTGATAATGATAAACTAAATCACCATTTTCATCAGTTTCTTTCGGATAAAGAACACCTTCAAACAGGGTGTAAGGTGACTGTCCGTCATTTGGATTGTTCCATAACCAACGCATATAATCAGCCATAGACATACCATTGAACTTTGCTCTTTTCATTGAACCACCTGTATTGAATCCTTCAGCGGAATTCCATGGGAAGTTCAAATATTTTTCAATGTCATCTTTCACTTCTGCGTAAGTAACTTTTCCATTTTTCTTTGCGAGCATTAAAGCCTGACACCACTGCCCTCTAGAATAGTTGAAACTTTCAGGCAATCCGCAACAAGAACCATTTGAACAGGATTCTTTGAAATGCGCATCGGAAACATAGAACCTCATTCCAATTTCATCGCATACATCTTTCATGTTCTTTACGAACGGTTCTTTTACTTTACGGTTGAGACGCATATAACCCTGTTGTACAGAATATTCCTCATAGAACTTATACAGGTCAAATCCGCATAATTTATTTATTTTATCGAATTTTTTTCTAAGTTCCATTGAACGTTTTTCAACACAGAAAAATTCTGTACTTAAAGCCGTTGCTCCACGATTTCCTGCTTCACGAATCAAATCCAAGTATGTAGGAGTAGAAATTCCAATAATGAATGGACGTAAACGCAAGGTTGCTCCTCCTGCGTTCAACTTCGCAAACTTTTCAATAGCATCCAAACGTTTTTGAGGACTGTCAACTCCTGCCTCAATTATTCTTGCTTTTTCTGCTTCCAAAGTAATAATTGAAAACTTACAATTCCAATTAGGATTGTCTTTGAAAAGTTCTGTATACCGTGGGTCATCGAGCCACCATGTTCCTTTAGTTGAAAAGGAAATCTGTTGTTCAGGATGCTTTTCTCTCAGCCAGCGTAACAGTTCCAAAGTCTTTCCATACTTTCTTTCATTCTCATCAAATTGGTCGGAAAGCCCTCCCCACTGCATTGTTTTATTTCCTTTGATATAGGCTCCGAATTGAGTTTTATCGGGTTCATCCCAAATACGTTTGAACTTATTTGGATTGACCCATTTAACTTTGTTTGCAAGATAATCCTCTTTACTTTCCCCTACAGCACGCTGAAACTGACTGAAGCAATAAATGCATTTGTAACTGCAATTTGAATACGTATCCATTGTCATTGGCATAGAACAGTCTGCAATTTCAGCCGTCCATCTTGGTGAATTATAATAATCCATTTTCTCTGTACCCCTTTAATTCAGTAAAACTGTAACGACGTTTTTTACTCGTATCAATCGACGGTAAACCCAAAAAATTTGCCAAATCCTGTTTTTCAGATTCAGTAAAACAAAGAATGATTTGTTCCTGAGCGCATGGAAAATCGTTCCTTAATTTTTCCATTTCATCAGGCTTCAAATCCTTGCCCTGTAATTCAACAGGTAAATTTTCAAAATGAATTTCATCATCATTTCCAAATAAATCTGTCATCAATATCTCCTATATTCATATTATAATTTATTCAAAATTTTACCATTTTAATCATGAAATTACAATTCTAAAAAAGTTTAATTTCATCATTCAAATCAAAACCGAAATCCTTTAATCTTTTTTCAGCAAGATTTACATACCATTTCTTGTCTAATTTTTTCAATTCATTTGTGGAAACTCCTTTAATATTTTCATTCCAAATAACACAATGCTCAGGAGTATTGGCAAACTTCTCAATGGTTGAATTTTTATTCTTACATTTACCAATATAAGAATCTGATTCGTCTTTACTTGCTAAAACTCTGTAAGTCTTATCGCTCCTGAACTGACCATTATACCAACCATATTTGTAATTACTTGTAACTCTCACAACCTTTTGGAAGTCGATAAGGTTATTACATTCGTAAATTGTATCGTAAGGAGTTTTATCATAAACCAAATAATTTACTATTGCTTTATTAACAATAGGAAGGTCATAATCAAGTTCATCAAGTTCTTTAACATAAGCACCTTTCCTTTCGAGTTTTCCATTACTGAATTTGAATACGTAATTATTTACATCCTTTTGCCATATTTCATCAATTTCATCAAACCCAAGTCCCATCCCTGTTCTGTCCATCCATTCCTGACAGATTGATTTCATTTTCTTTACAGCCTGTTCACTGTCATCGACCTGTAAAATAATTCCATCAGTATTAGACTGAATTATTTCCGCATATCCTTCTAAATGTTCAAGCAAATCAAGCAACATCAACTGTCCGTTTACGCAAACGTTATTTGCCTGAAGTGGGTCGTAAGCCTTTGAATCTTTATCTTTGCAAATACCATAAGTTGAATTCAAAATAATTTTGTATGGAGCCTGTTCTTTTTTCTTTCCTGCCTTTTTAAGTTCAACTCGTTTATCATAAATTTCTTTGAACTTACTTGGGTCTTTACAATTTCTAGTAAGAAGAAAATATTCAATCATCATGGAAGGATAATATGAAGTTACATCGACATGGAATATTCTTCCTTTCTTGTGAACAGGTTTATCCGGACACCCATGAATTCCTCCCCATCCAAACTGATGAGGAACACCACAAACATCTATAGACAAAGAACTTTTGTAATTCATATTAGAAGGATTCTTGAACCAATCTAAAACATATTCATATTTTTTAATTCTTAAAGTGTCTACAAAAATCAAATCAAACTCGTCATCGTGTTTCTTCTTTTTACATCCAATTATATTTGCAGTGAGACGAGCCTGAGTGCTACTTATATTCTCAAAATCCAAATCAAAAGTATTTATCAAATCAACCTGTGCATCATATTCCGAAACTCTTCTTCTAAATACTTCAATTGTTTCTTTAACGTCATGAGTACAATATTTGACAGTCTGTTTTATTTCTTCACGAGTTAATTTTCTAGGTAAATCAAACGGAACATCCGTTTCTCTTATGTCATCACCCATAAAGGCTTCCAACTGTTTCAATCCTTGTATTTTAGTTGATATATCAAAATCATAGAATTGAACATCCCTGAATTTATCATCAATCTGCCAACCTTTCATCCCGTCATAAATTATTTGGTCATTTATCTTTTTTGGATTCATTCCTAAAATTATTGATTTTAAAATATACGTATCATAATTTCTAGAATTATAACCAACCCAAACTTCGTCTTTATGTTTATTGTAATACCGTTTCAATGCTTTACGATTATTTATAATCAAAGTTTTTATTTTTTCAACAGGGTTTAAAATTACAACCATCCAATCATAATTGAAAACTTCAAAATCATAAAAATTAAGTGAGTGGGAATATTTTTGTTTAGTAAAATCTTCATAACCTGTTAATGAACCTGTCTTATAAGTTGAAACTAATTCACTTTCATCTTTCATTGTATAATCTACAATTCTCTCTTCAATTTCTTCTTCGTTCATTTCTACCTTCCTGATTTTAATTTTATTTATTCTTTTCTCTTTTACATCTTTTAATTCTAAACTATTTAAAAATCCCATAAAAATAAGAACGCACTCAAAAAGAAAAGTGCGTTCTTACCTCCATTTAATTTAATTTTCTTTTTAATTATTACCTTCAAGAGTTGCCATAATATGAACGGAACTGTCTGTTACGAAGAACAATCTAGGAAGAACTTTTCCTCTCATAACATTCTTAGACAGGTAGAATTCAGTTGAACGATTCGCAATAAATTGCATCATAGTTGTATCAACATACAAAATCAAATCCTGAATTCCTTTAACTTCTTCATCCCAGGAAATCTTTTCAGCGTATCTTCCGGAAGTTCTTTCTGAACTTACAGTAATTCCACTTTCAGTCAATTCAAGTTTTACGGCAGTTCTTTCTGAAATTTCCATTCCGAAAGATGTTGCTCTTTCGATTGCCTTAAACATTTCAACAGGGAATTTTGCGTGCAAATCCATCTTCTCAAAATCATTTGAATCAATTAAAGCCTTAACTTTTGCAAATGGGAAAGAAGTTACCTGTAAAGTTTTAATACTGAAAACTGTTCCATCTTCAGATTTAAAATGTACCCACGCTCCCTGAAGTTGCATTTCTTTAATTCCTGAAACTTTAAGAAGTTCATTTGAACTCTTATCTGAGATGTAGAATGCTGGCAGTTCCTTCTTCATTTTGAAATTGTTTACCTGATATCCGTCAGTTGAAACAATATCTTTTCCACTGATGTAAATTCCGGACAGGGCAGTCTTATTGTTTGTCATCTGACAAACTCCAATTCCCTCAATGAAATCCTCACCAATTTCAATCCATTCTTCAGTAGGAGTAATATCGTTCAAACGACTTTCAAAATCAAATTCCTGAAGATTGAGTTCAGCCTTTGCTCTTCCACATTTGAGGAGCCATACCTTTTCTTTAACTACGAATTCGATTTCGTCTGAAGGGAACTTTTCAATGATAGAATAAAATTCCTTCGCCTTTACAGCACCTTCAACTGTTTCTTCAACAAGACCTGTCTGTTCAATTGGAACAGAAACCGAGATTACATCATTGTAAGTGAAAATCTTTCCGTTGTGAAAAACGAAAGAATCAGCACCCTGAAGAACTGCATTGCCTGTTTCAATTCCTGGCATACATTTCTTCAAACTTTCTAACAACTGTTTCTTCTGAATTGTCATATAATTCTCCTATATATTTATATTATAAATCTAATTAAAAGTTCCTCTATAGTTATTCCTCTACCTTCTCCCAATTTATAAGGTCAGTATCATCAGACCAACCATCACCAAAGGATACTTCATTTTCATAGTGGTCAATACCTGTAACAAGATATTCCAAGTTTCCAGACTTGTGTCTGACAATGTCACCGAGTTTCAAATCAGATACTTTCAGTTTCTTTTCTTCCGGCTCTGAAACAAGATAGGCTAATGGGTAACTAAAATATCCATCTTTATAATAAACATTAATTCTATGTTCCATAGACTCAGGGAAAATCTTAAATACTTCTGTAATCTCTTCCCCTTCATTAACCCTTCTCTTCAAATCAGATATTGAGAATGCACAAAAAACTTTTGAACCAACCTTCAGTTCATCAGCATTTTTTGCCGTGAACACTTTGCTTTCATCATATTCCATTTATTCACTCCTTGATATAATCAAACAAATCTTCGCCATACTCGCTATCCCACTGTAAAACACCAACAAATTCTTCATTGTTAAAATGTCCCAATGTGAATGTGTAATAATCTTCTTCCTCATGGCAGGCTTCTTCAATTACATTATTCCCAAAGAAATAACACCAATCTCCATAAGGCTCAATTTCGTAATAATTGCAGTTGTAACAGGATTTTTCTTTAAGATGTTTTATTGAATTTAATCCCAATGATATATGTAAAATTTCCATAAGTTACTCCCTTAATTATTAGGCTCCTGACCTTCTTCTTTCAATTCCAAGAAAACAGGGAATCTTAATGACTTGATGTGAGTTGAAGTGTTTTCAGTTTGTTCAAAATACTGAACTGAAATTACTCTACCAATTAATTCATCTTTCATTTTCCATAACCTGTTTCTTTCTTCTTCTGAATAACCTGAACCAACTTTTGCTTCAATGTGACCAAGTTCAGGATGTTCAATTTCACAAATTAAAGCACCAAGCCTTCCTTTATTTGAATTTGTTCCTTCTTCAACACCTGTTACAATCAAATCCATTTCTTCAAAGGCTTTTACTTTCAACCAATTTTTAGAACGTTTCCACTCGTACTTTGAATCTGTAAACTTAATTACAAGCCCTTCCCAATCCTGTTCACGGACAATTCCTTTCATAAGATTTTCAATTTTAGAAACATCTTTTCCTATGTAAATATTCGGTACAAGATATAAAGCGTCTGATTTATTTTCTTCAAATAATTTATCCAAAAGATAATATCTATCTCTTAAATCGAAATCACATATCTTTTTATTCCATTCTTCTAATTTCATAAAATCAAAGACATTCAAGCAAACACCTGTTTTTTCTTCATCTTTTGTACTGATAATTTTTGTAGTCATTTTATAAACATCTTTAGAAGGATATTTCATAAAATCTTTTACAGTGATTTCCCCATCAAGAACAAAATTATCAAAAGGAAGATTTTTTATCGCCTGTTCAATTTCCTTACAACCTGTCCAAAGTTTTCCTTGACGTGAAACAAGTTTTACATTTCCATTTTCTTTAATGGCAATACATCTGCATCCATCAATTTTAGTTGAAATTGCAAACTCTCTTTTTCCGTCTACAAGTTCAGGCTTATCATAATATTTTTCGCACAGGCAAACTTCAAAAGTCGGAATAAGTTTTGGAAAACATTTATTTATAGTTTTTACATCTACTCCGAGCGGATAATTCTTACAAACAATTTTCTTGAACGTTTCCTTTTCTTCATCAGTAGAACAAATTTCATTCATATACCACTGAACTGTCGAAATGGCTTCATCAGAACCTGTATTGTGAAAATCCAAATATCTAAAGACATCTGTAATTTCTTTTACATCACAGGTTCCAAAATTATCAAATAAAGAATTCACTTTCTTTTCAAACTTCTTTTCTGCAATTCCGGAAATTCTTGAATTGTCAAAAAGCCATTTGTAAACTTCTTTCAACTGTTCATCGTTATGACTTTTGATAAAATCAATTTTCGCATTTGTACCTGCGATAGAACCAAGTTCAATTAATGTTTCTGTAATCTGTTTGAAATTCATAGTTATCTCCTTTCTTCAAGATAAAAATTGTGATATTCTTTTTTCTGTTTCTTTGTTATGTTGTTGCGCTTAATTTCTTTTGTAATGTCAAAAGGGTTGTAATAATTCTTACAATTTTCAGGATTAGTTGGAATATTGTCCCACTTAATTTTCAAGTATGGATAACTCCTGTCCTCCTTAAAAATTACTCCAAGAATAACGCCGTTCACGGTTGTTCCTTTCAAGTGTACCCTGTCACCAACTGAATAATGAACCTTTGCCTGATACCCGTCCTTCGAACCATTGTTGAAATGATTCTGCAATTTTCTAATTTCTTCCTTCTTCATAGTTATCTCCTTTATTATTTTTTAAAGTTTGGATTTTCAAAAACCCAAACAGTTTCACCAAGCCTGAATCCTCTTTTATAAGCCGTAGTTGAATATTTTGGATAACACTCACAACCATGCTCTTTAGAAAATTCCAAACAGTCTTTTTCATTTTGTTTCACGTAATCAACATATCTGAAAATATCATCAATTGTATTTGCTGAACACAATGAAAAACAGGCTGAAAATTTTTGATTCTTCACAAGTGGGAAAATATACAAATATTTTTCATTTTTATGATTACTGAAATCTTTAGGGAATCCATGTTCTTGAAAGAAAAACAAATCTTCCATTTTCATAGTAAGAATGTCAGTGTAATAGATTCCATTTCTCATAATCGGATTGAACATTTCATTTACCTCTCAATTTCCATTTTGGCTTTTACATACAATTCACTTTTCTGATTTTTACGAATAAGTCTTCTCAACCTGTCTGCTAATTTTATATCATCCGTATAAATAGAAAATGCATTTGAATAATCGAAAAAGTTTCCAAAAATATTATAAAAACCTTTATATTTTTTAGTTAGTTCTTTATTCTTAGGAAACTTTGGATTCTTATAAATGAAATTACCATAATTTTCAAAAGTAGGGTCTAAAGTAAATTTCTTTAACTTTGAAATAAAATCCTCAATATCCTTTGCTCCATAATTAATCTCAATCATACTTACTCCTTAAAGATTCCTTCTTTAACAAGACATTTGTGTCTCTTTGTTAAAGTCTAGTGCTTTAACTCACTTCCATCCAACAACCTCTATTTCTTCTCCGTCACTATCTAACCAAGTGACGGTTCCGAAGTTTCCATTTATAAACTCAACTTCTTCTGGAGTTCCCACAACATTAGAAAAAGTTATATTATTTAATACAATATTTTCAACTTCTTCACGGTTCATTTTCATAATTCTACTCCTCAACAGGTTTTTGGAAGGAACCTGTAAACCTTTTCAATCTCAATAACCGTAATTGATAACTACTATATTATCGTAAGCCCAATCAGAAGAATCAAAACTTTTCAAAGTATTGATTGCCAATTCTGTTCTTCTATAATGTTCCTTACCTTCACAGGCATGAAGAACTCTCAAAACTTTTTTGATGTCATCGCAGTAACAAAGTTTCTTTCCATATTTGTCTTCAGTGATTTCAACATCACCTGTATAGACAGGAACTTCAACTTCCTTTGTAAAAATGCCTTTTACGAAAAATTCATTTGGCATTCCTGCAAGATTTAACTGTGCCACAACTTCGTAATAATAAGGTTTTGAAAGGTTTGGTTTTTCTTCCTTCTTGTACTGAATTGCTACTATTAATTTTGTTTCGTATCCCATAATTTATCTCCTTCCGAATTTTTAGCAGGAATCCGGAAACCTGTTTTTAACTTATTTTACAATTTCTAAAACTTTCGAAATAAAAACTTCAAAATCCTTTTCTTCAACTACGAACATACAAGTTTCATCTTCCATAAGTCTAAAAATAAAATAAGGCTTCTTTCCGAGATACATTGAAAAATTATCGCAGTCGTGAATACTAATACTAATTTCATATTTATTGTTACAAATTGTGTCATGGGATACATCCCAATCTTCTCCATACTTGGAACGGTTATTTACCCTTTTCTGTAAATCCTTCATAATGCTTTCACAAATTTCAATCAGTTCTTTCTTTTCCATAATTTGTCTCCTCATAAGGTTCATTTCCCTGTCCCTTATGATTATAATATACATCACTTTACAAAGTTTGTAAAGTACTTTTTATAAAATTTTTTTAATTTTTTACAGGTTTTTTCTCAATTTATAAGTATTCAAAATGTCTTCATTCATATCATCTTTAATAAACATTTTAAAATTATCTTCCCCATCCATAACTTTAGACAGGTTCTTGGCTCGCCTGTTCAACGTAACCATAGCATCCTCTTCAACACTATTTTCCAAAAGTAAATATTGAGCCATAACACAATCAGCCTTTTGCCCAATTCTATGAACCCTGTCTTCAGCCTGTATCATCCCAGGAGCAGTATTTCCAAATTCTAGAAAAACAACTGAAGAAGATTCAGTTAAGGTTAAACCCACTCCTGCACTTTTTATATTTCCAATAAATAATTTTATTTTAGAATCATTCTGGAATCTTTCAACTGCATTATTTCTACTTTCAATTGAATCGCCACCTACAATTCCAACGGCTATCTTTCCAAATTCTTTCATTAAGAATTCATAAGAACTTCTATGCCAAATAAATAAAACTAATTTTCTTCCATCAGAAATATATTCTTTAATGAATCTAACTGCAGAATTCTTTTTTACTTCGAATGCAACCTGTTTCAATTCTGCAAGTTTAGTTAAGGCAATTTTTTCTTTATTCTTAATTGCCTCATCAAGTTCCATTTCTTTTTGAATATAAATCTGTCTTTCTTTTTCCGTAACCTGTAAAGGAATTACACTTCTTATTTTTGGAGGTAAATCTTTGAGTACATCCTTCTTCAATCTTCGTATCATAAACTTATTTATTTTTTCATTGAGTTCTTCAGCATTACTTAATCCATCATAATTCCACCCGAAAAAAGTTTTAACAGGGTCGCAATATCTCATGAGGAATCTGTATTTATTTCCAAACTGTTTTTCATCGATGATTTTCAAAATAGGATAAAATTGACTTGTCCTAGTTTCGTAAGGTGTGCCACTAATCATTATTTTTTTTGCATCAGGTAAACTAGAGCAAATCTGAAAAATTGCTCTAGTCCTCATAGTTGAATCTTCACCTAGAAAATGTGCTTCATCGCAAATTATTGTGTTGAAATTATGTTTAACAATTTCATCGCACCATCCATACACCTTTAGAATTTTCTTTTTGTAATATCCACCCTGTTCTTTTATTTTCTTTTTTCTTAATTCTTCTTCTTTCTTTTCTTCAGAATTTTCAAATCCTAAAATATCATAATTGATAATCCATACAGGGTATTTTTCAATAAATTCTTTTGAAAAATGTTTAGACTCTTTACCTTCAATTATATAAGATTTAATCCCTGTCCATTTTTCAATTTCCTTTTGCCAATTTAATTTTAAACTTGCAGGACAAACAACTAATGCGGGAAGACTGTTTTCTTTTAAATCCAAATATTTAGATGCCTGAGGTGTTTTACCTAAACCCATTTCATCAGCAAGTAAAATGTTTGAATTCATTTTCAACATTCTTCTTACACCTTCTTTTTGAAATGGGAAAAGTTCAAATTCTTTATTTACTGATTTGAAATTAATTTCTTCAGTATGTTTTGATTCAAGTTCAACTGATTTATTTTCAACAGGTTCATTTTTTAATCTTTCAACAAACTTAATTGCAGATTTATCAAAGGCATATCCTAATTCAACCAATTTAGAAACATTCTTTTTTGAAGGTGGAATACAAATTATATTATCATTTTTAAGATAATCAAATCTGCTAGAATTTTTAGCAAGTTCTAAAACCTGTTTCCAATTTTTATTTCTAACTAACTGAACACAAAGTAAATCGCCGTCATAAATTATCATTACAAATCCTCAACATTATATATTATAATTGGTCTGTAATTTTCAGGTAAATATGGGATTGAACGAATTGTATTGTAATCAATCCATTCCATGGCTTCAGTTGCGTAATCTCTGTTTTCATCATAAGACTCTTTCATAAACGAATCAGCCAAACTTTCAACAATCTTATCATAAGAATAAACTACATGACATTTATCCTCAGTTACTCCGACTATAGCGTTTTTATAAATTTCCCATTCTTCATCTGCACCAATTAAAATTGTTTCAGGGTCTAACGAATATTTTTCCATGAATTCTTGTTTAGTCATTCAATCCTCCAATAATGGATAATTATCTAATCTATACCCTATTCTTCGATATTCATCATAAACAGGTTTCCAAATATTTTCGCATTGTTTTCTTTCGTTGGGTAACAATTCACTCATAATGTTTAATTCCTCTTGAAGATTCAATGCAAATGGGCATCCTTTACAACCTGTTCTACTAAAATTATAAGGTGGTAAATATAATTTACATAGAACTATCCCCTCTCTCTATAAACCAATTTTCAAAATTTTCATTTACAACAGATAAAGGGTGAAATTTTTTCAATCTATTTTCCTTATCCGTAACTATACAATTCAACTGAACTCTCGTTCCACCTTCTTCTTTTCTCATACCTGTTATAACTACTGATTTATTATTTTCATTCATCCATTTTGATGCAGGCTTTTTCTTAAATTCATGGCAACATTTATGACTAATCTTCAAACCATCATCAACCATTTGATACAAAAGTTTATCCGGACAAGGTCTATATCCATTAGGTATTATTTTGAAGTACCTCAATACAGAAGCATTCCGACTACCATTTCTATAGTCTAGAACTTTTTGTGAATGCTCTTTACTCTTGAATGGATAACCAACTTTAGATAAAGTTTCAGTAATATTTTTTCTAACATTATAAATTACAATCCTATCATCTTTCGATTGCATTTCCTTAACAAAATCTAAAATGAATTTATATTCAATACCTGTATTTAAAAACAATCTAGGAATTCTATTTCCCGGAAGGGCTTTATCTAAAAGATAATGAAGAACGGTACTATCTTTTCCACCACTGAAAGATAAATACGCATTATTTTCTAAATCATACATTTCATTGATAGACTGTATTTTCTGAATACGGTCTGATAATAAAAATTCATTTCCATCCATTTATTTATCCAATCCCTTCTTAATCATTTTTTCAAAAGTTTCCCATTCCATAAGAACTAAAGGTTCGTGACCGATAGTTTGTTTCTTAAAAACTAATAACCAATCTCTATCTTCTTTTTTGTTTGTTCTAGCCTGTCTTACCCAATCAGGAATGGACAAACTTTCACAGGCTTTACACTCAATATCAAAAGGAAACTTTTTTCCTATATCACCTCTTAAAATTACATCTGTTCCGTGCTGACCCATTTCTCTCGAATGAATTAAACACTCATCATCACTTTGTTTAAATTCTATTCCAAACATTTTAGCAATTCTTTCACATACCCAATACTGAAGTCCACGTCCTTTTCCTTTGGCTGAACTTGTCTTGATTTTCTTTTCTGCACGTTCCAATTTCCCTATAATCTTTTTAGATTCTTTTGTATTTGTTCCGTAATATGCCAAAATGCCTTCTTTTATCATTTTTACTTCATCAGGCTTAAATAATATTTCTTTCATTCTTTCTCACCTCTGATTTTATCGCACCATGGACAATAATAGTATCTATTATTTACTAAAATTAATTCACCTAAACAATAATGACAATATAACATACATCTAACTCCTAATTCTGATTGAAGGATTCGAACCCTCACTGAAGGCACCAAAAACCCTTGTGCTACCATTACACCAAATCAGATAAATAAATTACTCGGGTTGAGTTGCGTAATACTTCTTCTTCCTGTTAGACTTCAAACTGTCTTCAAAGTTTTCCCATTTCTCAATCACCCTGTTATTTAATTCTTCTTCAAGATTATTTTCTTCAATGTAAGTTATAAGTTCATCACGAGTCATTGTATCCCCAAACTTTTCATTGAATTTTGTTTTATAATCTTTTTTAGACTGAATGAATGCAAACATATTTTCAGCGTCAGTTCCATCCATGTCATAATACTTTGAATTTTCAAACTTTTCCAACAGTTCATTTTCCTCAAGAAATTCCTTCAACTGTTTTTTATCCAAATTATTATTTCCATCCCACTGAATTGCTTTTGCTTTCGCATTCAATTCTCCTTTCGGAGTTCTTAAATCAAACAGGTAATCAATTGAAGTTCCGATTCCATCAAGCCCATAGTCATAAAGGAAACTAAAGAAACATTCCCTGTACGGTCTAGGAGTCTTTGATTTTGTAGTTTTTGCCTTCACTACTACCCCAACAGGCGTATCTGATTTTTCAATCTTCTTTGCAGTAGCAAGCCATATTACAGAATGAGCATAGAAATCTAATGCCTTACCACCTGCCCTTGCATATTTCTCGAAACTAAACATATCAACATTGTCACGAATCTGAGAAATAATAATTACGAGAATATTTTTATTCTCAATTACAGAACAAAGTTGAGGGAAGAATTCCTGGGAAAGATACTTGGCTTTTCCCATTCCGTAAGTGCCTTTCATTTCTTTATCATCTTCAATTGACTTAATTCTTTCTTCAGCCCTTTTATCCTGTTCTTCAGAAGTTAATCCGTCAAGAGAATCAAGAACATAAATCCCAAACTGATTTTCTTTTAACTTTTCCGCAAACTTTGTAATATGATAAAATGCTTCTTCAACCGTTGTTGAATGAACAGGGTTTTCAGGCATAATGTCAAATCCATAGAGGGACTGAGTGTCAAAAGAATAACCACTTTCGCAATCGTCATAAACCCACTTGAAATTCTTTCCCAAATTATGATAAGCCCAAGCAATGAACTCATTTGAAAGAAAAGTTTTTCCCGCAGATTTATCTCCTACAATATTTATGAATCTTCCGGCAGGAGAACCAAAGACATTTTTATTTCCTCCAATAACCATGTCAAAGAGTTTACAACCTGTTTGAAAATAAATATGTTTCTTTACATCTTTTGATTTAATTGTTGATTCAATGTTTTCTGATAATTCTTCCAAATTCTTCTTCTTTGGCATAAGTAATTCCTTTCTTTTTTAAACAGATGTCAGGATTGTTTTTTAAAAGTAAATAACAAGTTCCTTTTGATACATTGAAAATGGATGCAAGTTCAATTATTTTTTTATATCCTTCAGGAACATCAGTCTTCCTTTCTTTAAGCCAATCTTCAAAACGATTTTCATCTAATTCAAACTTTCCATCTTCGTTCTTTACAAGAAAACCATTTTTCTGACCTGTGAAATATAACCCTTGACGGGTAATTTTAATTCCTTCATCTTTACATCTCTGCATAATAATTGGAATAAAATGCATTTCAAACTCCTTAATAAAAACAGGGTAGAAATCCCCTACCCTGTTTTTATTTTTTTATTTATTCATCCCAATCGTCCCAATCGTCATCATCAGATTTCTTTGAAACTTTCTTAGACTTTTTAACAGGTTCTTCCTCCTGTTCATCTTCATCTTCATCATCCCAATCATCTGACTTTTTCTTAGACTTCTTAATGGACTTTTCATCCTGTTCTTCTTCATCTTCATCTTCAGATTTTGATTTAGACTTTGGTCTTTCTTCTTCATCATCTTCGTCATCGTCAACAGGTTTCTTAGACTTCTTAGGAAGTTCATCATCTTCGCCATCTTCATCATCTTCATCATCTTCGTCATCTTCACGATGCTTAGACTTCTTAATGGGCTTTTCATCCTGTTCTTCTTCGTCTTCATCTTCATCTGTACCATAGAACATCTTTTCAACTTCTTCGTAGGTTGGTACAGTCATGATTTCATCAAAAGAAATTGCATTTTCAAGAAGTGAATCGTCAAGTGGTTCATCACGGTCTTCAAAAGAAAATGATTTGTATTCTGTAAATTCAAACTTGTTCTTCTTAACTTTGTTTGCACGGAACTTAATTTCCTTTCCATTTACAGGGTCTGCAAAATCAATAAATCCACCTTCTTCATCATCACGGGCTTCATCAATAAGTTCCTTTTCAAACAGATAATGAGAAGTTTCGAATACCTGAAGTTTTCCTGGCTCCTTTGTATTTTCAACATTGTAGAAAACACGTCTTGAAGGCTTTAAATCTCCTGCCTCATCATTCTTCCCCTGTTTACGAAGAAGAGCCATCTGCTCACAAATTGGACAAGGCTTTCCATAAGTTTCTTTGAGACAAATTACACTACCTTCAGAAGCACCGACTCCACGATGAACGTAAATATCCATCACATAATCAGTGTCACCAATTTCCATATCACCACTCTTTACAAGAGGGTGATTCTTAGTCTTAATAATGTAAGGTACGATATTGATTCTATTCTTTCCTTCTGAAACTGAAAAGAATGTTACATCACCATCAACCTTCTTCCAATCCATAACCTGCTTCTTATTGTTACCTCCGGAACTTTTAGAAGCGTAACTTGATTCATACCTCTTATTAAGAGTTGACTTCTTCTTAATCATAAATTACTCCTTATTCTTATTGAGATTTTTTCTTACTTCTTTTGAAGCCTGTTCATTTGCATCACTCTTTTTAACTCCCGATGGAGATGAAAAATATCCTGCACAATAAAGTTTGACCAGATTGTCCAATTCAGATTTCCTTGCATCCATTGCCTGAACTGCGACTGTAATTTTACCGTAAACGAATTCTGATTTTCTTAAATTTTCTTTTGCTTCAAGAACGGCTTCATCTTTCAATAATGCTGAATTAATCAAAGATTCTGTAACCTTTACTCCCTTAGAAGTTAATTCTTCACGTAATTCAATATTGCGTGTTGAACTTACTAATTCGAGATTGTCCTTTGCTTTAGATAATGCTTTCTTTGCTTCTACACTTGCTTCAGCGTATCTGAAATAAATTGAAGCCTGTGAAAGACATTCCTCATCCAATTTGAACTTATTAATTTTCAAATCGTTTTCAAAATCAAAGTCGCTTAATTTTCCCATTGTTTACACCTCTTACTTATATTATAAATTTTCTAAAAAGTTAATTACCCCAGCAATTCATCACGGTCTAACAGAGCAACAGTTAATGCAGATTTTCCATTCCTGTAAGTATCTGCTGAACTGAATGCCTGTAAGGTTGCAACTATTTCGGAATTTATTTTTCCATTAAGGATAACTGCGTTCATATATCCCATAACTGCCTGTCTTACTCTTTCAGGTTCAGACGAATCTATTTTTTTCAAAATAGAAAACAAAGTTGCCAAAGGAGTTTTCTTCATACAAGCCTGACAAAGTTCTTTAGTATCAATGTCATCAGAAACTGTTTCCTTATTAAGAACATCCAACTGTTCTTCAACATCATCAAGATAAAGAACTTTAGATAAAGTCTTTAACGCTTTACGGCTTCCACCCTGTGCAATTTCAATAATTTTCTCCCCAACTTCTTTTGTAATTTTTCTTCCTTCAGCCTTTGCAGTTCTTTTCAATAAGAATGCCATTTCTGAATTAGAAAGTGGTTGCATTGTAACTATGGAACATCTACTAACCAAAGGTTTAATCAATTTCTGTGGGTCAGTTGTACATAAGAAAAAATAGCAATGGTCAGGAGTATCTTCCAAAGGTTTCAACAGGGCATTTTGACTTGCATTTGTTTGCTGATGAATTTCGTCGAGAATCCAAACATTTGCTTTTCCTGTTGATGGAAGGTATCTCATCTGTTCCATAATTTCACGGGCAGTATCAATTCCTCTATTTTCTGCAGAATTAATTTCGTGAATTCCTAAATCATCGGCTCCAACTTCTTTTGCAATAATTCTTGCCAAAGTTGTTTTTCCTGTTCCTGCAGAACCTGTCATAAGAAAAACGTGTGAACCATTTTCAAGTTCTTTTCTTACGGCTTTAATTGTTGATTCATTACCAACCAATTCTTCAAAAGAAGAAGGGCGATATTTTCTGTAAAGTTCTTCCATTTATTTTTCTCCTATAACTTTATTATAAAATAAACAAAAATTCCTGAGCATAAGGAAGTGATTTTGCCCATTTCATGAAAGATTTAGACCATTCACTTAATTTATGATTCTTTCTGTATTCAATCATATTCAGAATATTTTCATAATTCATCGTGATTGTTCTTTTCTGCAACCAAGATTCAGGCAATTTTCTAATCAACGCTTTCCAATACTTCTTTTCTTTTGTTTCATTATATTTCTGTCTTAAAAATTCGCACTCAGCAATTAAAGTATTCCAAGAATCCTTATTAGAATAAACCATTCCATTAACTTCAATATCAAAATCTTCAAAATCATCCATTTCAAAGCAATCAAGAGTAATTGGTGTTGACGCTAACTTATGCATAGTTGAAGTTGAGTTTGCAACTGTACCGACTTTGTAAGTGTCAAATTCCTTCCACCAGTACAAAGGTGCTATAATATCAACGGAAACAAGTATCTGACGCATAAACTTTCTATGCGGAGTTCCTGCCTTGATAAGTGTTTGTGCAAGTTTCATGTCATTTTCACCAATTTTATATTCACAAACTGAATAACCAAAATGCTCCTCGCACTCTTCACCACTGTCACTCTTATCCCAACTGTTCATTGGGTTGCGCATTCCACGCAATGCACCTTCAAAATTAAACACTTCTGTATTTTCAAATTTCATTTTTAATCCTTAAATTTTGCAATATCTTCTTTTGTTACATTCATTGAAGCCAACAACAAAACAGAATAGCCAATTACATCAGAAACATCGTTTACCCGAGTTTCCTCGCAATTCTTAATTCTGCCAACTTTATCATCAAGTCTTATCTTAATTGAATTTGTAGAATCTCCCTTGTAAAAAATATTATTTGGATGAAGGGCTGAATCTCCATATTTTTGATTCTTATATAAAAGCAAATCTTTTATCGCATCACAAATCTCAATAATTTTTTCCTGAGATTTTGTCAAAGTGTTTTCTATAGGATGAAAACCTCCCCAATTTTCTGTTGGTTCAATTGTCCCATTTTTAATTCCTTCTGCAAATTCTTCTTCAGTCATTTTTTTCATTTAACAAATCTCCCAATTCTTTTACATCATTCGGTTTACAACGGTCAGTCTTATGAATTGTAAATCTTCCATCTTTTGTTGAAGATAAAACTTCAGTCAATTTATTTTTTAAAAAAGTTTTATTTCCTACGCATTTTAAAATTTCTTCAATTTCATAACGTTCAAAAATCATATTACCTCCGGAAAATCATGAAATTCTAATTTTAGAAATCTTTTCTGAATTTTTCTTAACTTCA